AATAGATCAATCATTCGTTTAACCCCCCCCCCCTTCAAATAAAAGTTAAGCTTAACTATTTAGAACTTGATAAGACTTCCATGTCCGTCGATGTACTCGATCGTGTGTCCATCCTTTAGACCTAGCCCGCTAAGGACACGAGCCACAGCCATTGTTAATGTTCCGCATCCCCCACAGTCACAGTCGATCAAACCTTCCTTCGTGCTTATGAACTCATGAACGTAGGGTTCAGTCCCTTTCCTACCATCGCTCGTCTCGAACGATAGGAAGCTGGCATGACTGGTGATTGCAATTCTCATTCTTCGCCACCCCCAACCAGCACTGGTTCGAGACCGTCGCAAAGCATTTCGATAGCTTCTTTGAAATAACGCTTGTCGTTCAGCAAGATAGGCCATTCACCTTCGTCATCCTCCGCATCAGTCACTTCGACGTAGTCACACTCCACGTCGAATGGTTTTTTGTCGTAGTAGTTGGCAGCATGTCCGTACACACAAGCTCCTCCGCATGGCGAACGGTACGGATCGGTGACTGATTCGTTCTGGATCTCTTCGCCGGTCATAAACTTTCCTGCTTCAAGCTGGACCATCAAGTATTCTCGTAGTGTCATTTCATTTCCTTTTTTGTATTAAAAATTAGTCACTAATTATTTTCGGTATCGACCTAATTCTTAGGCCAGTAGTCCGAGGCTCTCGCCTTCTTCTCATCGTCGAACCAATGCGTCATTCCAGAGGGGAGCCTAACTCCCACCCCTTTGCCTATCGGAACCCCATTGAGCAGCGAGACAGTCCCACCGCTATAAGGCTTGTCTACTTTGTCGATCACATACGGATCAAGTACACTTCTCATTTTCATTCTCCCTTTTCAGATTAAGATTTAACTTGGTAATAGTTAAGCGTTAACTAATCTTCCCTCTCGTCCTTCCAGTCCTGAGTGACACCACTGTCACTCAGGATCTGAGCTACCTCAAGCCATGTATCAGCTTCGGCATACACGATGGCACGACGTTTCCATTGCGATCCCGGTACGGGTTCGGAGCTGTTAACGTCCACCACCCGGCACTTCGGTTGATCCAGAACACCGGATCGCATCACACGACCTAACTCTGCGCGACACCACTTGAGTATCAGTGCCTTCGCTTTTCTTTCTATCCAGTCATTATCAGAAACAGGCATTTGTTCACCTCTCATAAAAAGTTAAGCTTAACTATTTGGCGTGTAGTAATTCTGATAGCTCGCGTCCGGCACGATGGTGATGAATGTCCCGTACCATCTACCGCTTAGTCTTATCCGGTATTGATCGCCAACCACCACTGCGTCACCGTTAAGCGCAGCGGTATTGAAATCGTCACGGCTCACGGCGGCGAGTCCGCCTTTGTCCCTGTATGAAGTGAGTTTGGTCCCCAGATCATCGACGAGAGTCACGAGATTTATTTTCTTCGACATGATTCAATCCTCCTTACCAAAGTTCAACTTCACTGAATCACCCGTCGTCGTATCCACAACGATTAGGTAGTCCATATGTGTATCGGGGTGTGTCCGATACATGACCGTCACGTTTGAACCTAACCTTGTTGCCATATGAAACGAATCTTGTCTCATCAAGTTTTCATCAGTTTCGAACGTCTGATAGTGTGACACTGCGATATTATCCTTACTCATTCTGATTTTCCTCCTAGGAAAAAGTTAAGCGTTAACTTCACTATTCATCATCAGCCAGCCCTGTAGTCTGCGAGGACGACACCTTCGGGAAGCGAAACATCGGAAGCGAGCAGCTCAATCCGACTGATCGGGGTCAGCCAGATTGCCTTTCCCTCGGCACCGATGCCGCTAGCTCTTCCGGCAGCGATTTCCCTTGCTCGCGCCTCCGTCTCAGCCGCGATGACGAACCCAGCAAATTCGTCATAGTCGATCTCGCCTTTTCGCTTGATACAAAACAAATTCATCATATTCGTTTCCTCCTGAAATAATTAGTGACTAATTATTTCCGTTAACTATCTACGTCATCAGTACGGCAGACTCCGCACCGATGGAACCCATAGCCGCCCGAAGCTTCTTCTGCGCCTTCTTGTAGTCGCATTCGGGGAAGCGATACCATCGGCTAAACGCCTTCCATCGACCCTCCTCATCCGGCTGGTCGGGGATAAAGAATGACCATTCCGCTCGGCCCTTGGGCTTGCAGCCGAACCGGGATTCCCAATCGACACTATCAATTTGAACACTCATTGTGATTCTCCTCCTAGGAAATAATTAGTGGCTAATTATTAGTGGCTAATAAAAAGTTAACCTTAACTTTTTATGTAGTAGAACTCTAAATATGTGTATGTGCTGCATGGGCATCGCGCAGAACTTCTAGGAATATTTGCGTCGGTGTTGGCGCAACGGCTCGGTGCATAGACTCTCGGCGGAGTTCTTCAAATACTCCTTCGACCACTCGGTCAATGTCCCGCATATCGCGACCACTTACACCGATACCATCGCGCGGATTCTTTCGTTTCAATCTTTCGAGAATCCTCCCGGCATCTTTTTCACCTAGACCCGATAGGATCCGAATCCATACGCGCCGCGATTCAGCTTGCTCGTCAAAGTTAACCTTAACTTTTTCAGTCTTAACGGCACCCTTCGCCGCCCTAGACTTTCCAGAATGCGCTTTAGATACCATTGCCCCCGTAATGTGCATGGCTGTTACATCCCAGACATTGCCAGCATCGTCTACCCACTCCACGACGCATCGAAGATTCTTCCCGAAACCAACCCATGATTCCTTCAAGGTGAGTGGCGTACCGTCGTACGCAGTTTTTCGTCTAGCCATCGAAATTCTCCTGGAAAAAGTTAAGCTTAACTTTTTTGACGTTCACTTGATCGCTCGCCTCGCGAGGAATCAGGTAAACCCCAAAGGGGCGGGGGGTGTGGGGAAAACCCCACATCCCCCGGGGGACTATGCCTTGGCTGCCGCTATGATGGCCTCAAGCATGGCGGCCTTATCATCGCAGCCTGACAGAATCGCGAGGATCGAGGCGAGCCGATCCGCATCAGTCGCAGGCGCATCAGCCTCAGGCGCATCAGCCTCGGGCGGGGGGGCGATGGCGGCGGGCTTTCTCCAGAATGCGCGCCACCCGGTCTGCGTGAAAGAATCGACACAAGCCGCGATAGCTTCCGGCGTGGCAGTGTCCGAGTCTAGGGCTTCAATAGCCTTGAGGAGCGCGCATCGGAAAGCCTTGATCTCCGGTTCCACGGACGGATTATCCACGATAGCAATCTTGAAAGCGCTCTTGATTGCACCCATAACACCGGTACGGGATGCCCCCGCTTGGATGTTCAGAAGTGCTTCTACCATAATCCGGATAATCGCTTTCTGATCTCGCGCCCACTTCTCTGCGCCGATTCGATTGGTCGACGCTCCGTGGATCGCTGCGCTCTTTGCTGCCTGCTCTACTGCGGAAAGAAATGCCGTCTTCGTCATGGTGAAACTCCTAGTTGGCCGAAAAAAATTTTTCGGCCGCGAACCCGTTATGCCATAGCCAACAAAGAATTGCAAAGCTTTATTTTCTGGGGGGATTTAGCAACAGGCTCTAGGGTCGATAGAATTGAGTAGGGGATAGGGTGGGTACGCTCTAAGCGGCCTAGGTTCTATCTTAAAATATTTTTGACACTATATTGTTTTGTCTAGGTGGCTTAGGTTCGAGTCTGACAAACCGTCAGCCCCTCGGGGTGTTCATCAGCGTCCGCAGGATCGGGCGTATCGACATTAAGCAAAACCGTTAGAACGGTACCTAACTCAGAATTAATGTAGACACGGGCGACCCTGCGGATTTTGGGGGGTTTTGCCCACACGGTTCTAACTGTGTTTATTTGCCACTAGATATTGGGGGTTTTAAGCCTCATATGGGGCTTTACCTACAAGCATCGCGGTGATACGATGAAATCAATAACTGAGGGGAATTAAACATGGGTAGAAAGCCCACAGCTAAACAGAAGGCTTTCACGGATGCGGTAGTGGGGGGAGAAACCCACAGTGCAGCTTATCGTGGGGTTTATGCCACGAATACGGAGAATAAGAAAACAGTGTGGCGAGAAGCCCACAGGGTGGCTAATAACCCCCAGGTTGCGCCTATGATCGAGGCTGGGGTGAAATCACAACAACGTGAATTACTGCGTTCCCTAGGGAAGAGAAGAGAGTGGATCGTGGGGAAATTACTACAGGAAGCAGAGTGTGGTGATAACCCCTCAAGTCGCGTTCGCTCGCTTGAATTGCTTGCGAAGGCATCGGGTCTATTTACCCACACCGAAGAGTGTGTGGATAACAACACAGAGGCAGACTTGCTCGACATGTTGCAGAAACGCCTCGTGGGGATAATCCCCCAACCGATCGAAGTGGAAAAAATCGAAGACGACCCCGAAGACGACCCCGCACCCCCTTGAGAGAAACGGCGCGACGAGCATCGCCCTTACACACTGTTCTGCACATTCCACCACCAAATTTTGCATAAAAAAAATCAGAACTAATTTTCATATCTTTTATACTAAAATTACAGAAATTAGTCTCAACATATAATTTCAAAAATTTTATGCAAAAAAATGTGTAGGGTGTCTAGGGTCGGGTTCCGACCTGAACTTGGATGGGAGTGGCTTTAAGAGCCTCTACAGAGTATATGACTGGCGGTCACAATATACACCTATTGACAAGGTATCGTTCAGCTATACCTTGTTTAAGGGGCTTATAGGAGTTTATAGGGATAGGTACCTATCCCCTCTACGAGTGTTTCCATATTGTCTCATGGAACTGAAGATGGCCCTGCTAACGCGGCCATCGGCTTGTAGCTACCTTCTTCTCCCATAGGCATTGTCTTCTCCTATAAGAGATGCTCCTATGTTGTCAGGAGCTGTGTTTTCAGCCAGCTCATAGGGAATGAGGTTGCTTATGCCCGCCCGGAGAACAAAGCTAGGTTCTTCTCTCGTTTCCACACCGGCGACAAGAGCCCGCAGACCTTCTGTCCGCCTGACAGACAAAGAGTCCGCCTGGGAGGGGGAGGAGCGAAAAAGGCCGCGAAACCCGCAGAACCAAGATGGCTTAGTGGGGAGAACCGCTGAGGAGAGGCGGGCCTTGGTGATGAAGCGGACAGGGGAGACGATGACCCCGGAGCAGAAGAGTCTGCTCGCAAAGATGGAGTCTCGCCGCCTGTAGGGAGGGGGAGGGTTTGAGGGAGCCTACTCGCCGCCCTGTGGGATTCTGGGGGTTACCGACTTCCGGACCTCGTACATGATCTTATCGAAGCCATTGGCCTTTCCGTATTCGACCAGCTTTTCACTGCCAGTGATAAACTCGATGTAGGAGCATCCGGAGTTCGCCGCGATCTGTTCTATGGCCTCCATCACCCGGCCAGCGGCGTTGGGGCTAGAGGAATACGCGATCCACAGAGACATCACCTTCTCCTTGGTCATAGCTTCTTCGTCAACCCTTGCAACGAAGAAGCTTTCCCCCAGGGGTACGCCCGCATCGACAAAGACCACTGATTCTCCCGCTGTGCAAGATGCGTAGACATCCTCGGCTCGGAAGTCTCTCCATGGAAGCTCGCTGACAATGCTTTCAATCGCGGGTTTGATGTATTCCCATACATCTTGAACGCGCACAGCTTGTATCGATGTCTCTGCTTTGATGCCAGTGATATCTTCGTTTCCCATGTTTTTCCTTTTTATTTGAATATGTGTTGACGGTTTGTCAAGTTGCTATTATTATAAAATTGGGAAGAATCTATGGATCGGAGGATATCCTATTTTCCCACATGGCGCTCCCTTTGAATTAGAAACAAAGGTTGAGCGCCTTTTTTTTTCAGATCATAAACCTGTTGGAGAAAGACTATGGCATCTCGGAGTCAAGGTTCTAAATATTTAGCGGAGAAGCGCAGGAAGAAGAAGGCAGCGGAAGTAGCCGGTCCTCCTCGTAGTGTTAGAAAAGGTGTGCGGAATAGTGACACTGCCGCGTCGTCGTCGCCCACTAAAGCCGCTGCTGCCGAAATGGAACTAAAAGGTTCCGGCGCAGGGACTACCAGAAGGAGTAGATCGGGAACGAAAAAGGGGGAATTGGACAAAGCTGCCAGAGCAGCAACCGCAGCCGGGAGATCTCGTAGTGTTAGGAAGGATGTGCGGAATAGTGACACTGCCTTCCGAACCCCCACCACCACCTCCACCAAGGTTGCAGCCCCCACCGCTACTCCTTCTGTAGACATTATTGCTCAAAGAAATAATGCAGCTAAGAAAAAGATTGCTGCGCAGAAGAGACTCCTTAGCAGGAAGAAGGATGCTCCTTCGGGAGGATCCAGCGAAAAGGGTTTCTTTGGCAAGCTTGGCGATAAAGTCAAGAAGGCCACCACGCTAACGCCGGGACGCCCTCGCAAGCCCCTTGGCTCAGCGGCCAAGAGTCCAACTAAGATGCGGAAGTACAAGAGTGATATGAAGGCTTGGCGAGCTGAGCAGGAATCTAGCAAGTCCAGGTCGGCGGGAGGACGTGTGGGGAAGACTGCTGCGCGGACATCGGTTAAGAAGAAGTCTCCGCGTAGACCGTGATAGAGGGCATAGATCCCGATGTAATCTCTGCACTCCCTCATCTGCATAATCTCCCTGATGAGGAGAAGAGAGAAATACTCGACATCATCGAGAAGCTAGAGGAGATCCAGAAGTATAAGAAGGCAAGGCTCAACTTCATGGACTTCGTTCATGTCGTTTGGCCTGGATTCATCGAGGGAACTCATCATGTATTGATGGGGGAAGCCTTCGAGAAGGTGATAAACGGCGATCAGAAGAGACTGATCATCAATATGGCACCTCGCCACACGAAGTCAGAGTTTGCTTCTTATCTTCTGCCAGCGTGGTATTTGGGGAATAATCCAGACAAAAAGGTGATTCAGACGGCCCACACGGCTGAATTGGCTGTTGGCTTCGGCCGTAAAGTTAGGAATCTATTCGACACGGATGAGTTCAAAAGCATCTTCCCAGGGGTTTCTCTCCGCTCAGACTCCAAAGCAGCGGGTCGTTGGGCAACCAGTCATGGAGGAGAATACTTCGCGATTGGTGTAGGCGGTGCGGTCACGGGGAAGGGTGCAGACCTTCTCATTATCGATGATCCGCATTCAGAGCAGGAAGCCCAACTCGGAGATCCCAATATATTCGATCGGGTATATGAATGGTACACATCTGGACCCCGTCAGCGATTGCAGCCAGGGGGTCGGATCATTCAAGTGGCGACGAGATGGTCTCAGAGAGATCTCACAGGACAGCTTCTACGGAACGCAGCAGAGCGAGAAGGAACAGATGACTGGGAAGTGATTGAGTTCCCCGCTATCCTCCCCTCAGGGACTCCGCTTTGGCCTGAGTTTTGGTCGCTTGATGAACTAGAAAAAGTTAGAGCGGAAATCCCGGCAGCGAAGTGGTCTGCTCAGTATCAGCAAGATCCGACAGCCGATGAGTCTGCGATCATAAAGAGAGAGTGGTGGCGAATCTGGCCGGAGAAAGAACCTCCAGCTTGTGAGTTCATCATACAGTCATGGGACACTGCATTCCTTAAAACAGAGAGAGCTGATTATTCTGCCTGTACAACTTGGGGAGTTTTCTATTCCGAAGACAATGCAGATGGAAAGCTTGTACCTAGTTTAATTCTTTTGAATTCATTCCAAGAGAGAATGGAATTTCCAGAGCTAAAGAAGAGAGCATACGATCAGTACCAAATATGGAAGCCAGACGCCTGCATAGTGGAAGCGAAGGCTGCTGGATCTCCACTCATATTCGAACTGAGGCAAATGGGTATCCCTGTGGGTGAGTACATCCCGTCTAGGGGCAAGGATAAGATTGCCAGAGTTAACTCAGTTGCTGACTTGTTCGCATCTGGGGTGATCTGGGCTCCGAATACATGGTTCGCAGAGGAAGTGGTCGAGCAGTTTGCAGGGTTCCCAGGTTCCTCAAAGCATGATGATCTTGTTGATTCATCAACACAGGCTCTTCTCAGATTTAGACAAGGCGGCTTCATCCCAATGGAAAGCGATGAAGTCTTTGAACATGAACCGATGCAAGCTTACTCGCCTTACTAGGTAACCTGATGGCTAAAAATAATCAGACTGAAGAGCAGAAGAAGAAGGATAGGAATAGAAGAAAGCGGAATAAGGAGAATAGGAATGGTGCGTTTTCTTATTTGAATGATGTGAATGATGTAAAAAATTCATCGCTTATAGATGAAGATAATGAATATCTACCAGATTCTTTCCTTGCGCTAAAGAAACATATGGAAGGCGCTTTGTCGGGCGGTAAAGATCGGTATGGAGTTTCCGACTCTCCGGAATCAGATAGGTTTAGGCATATGATGGGCATGAGGAATTCTGCTCTGGATCCCGAGGTGGGGCCACTTATGGCGCTTATTGGTGGAGCTGGACACGAAGTAAATAATCTTTACGGGGCTTTTGTCGATAATGACCTTAGCCAGCTAGGTACTGCTTCAAGTCGTCTTGGGGCTGGTCAGATCTTTAAGAATTCTTCAGATGATATGCTCAACAATCTTGCAGGGATTCTGTCCGCATACTTCGCCCCAGGCGAGCCGAATGAAGAGCAGCTTGAATATCTCCTAAGTTTCGGTGTGCTTCCTTCAGATCTCAGGAAACCAGACAGCAGTACCGTTATGATTGATCAGGATAAATAAAATAAATGGCAATAGAATCCGCACTCGATCCCAATACCCCTCTTCTCCCGATGCAAGAACTCGGTGATGAGGATATCTCTGTCGAGTTGTTGATTCCTGATCCTTCCTCTGATCCTGTAGTGGTTGTGGAGACAGAAGATGGCGGGATGCTTATCGACTTCGATCCTCGGGATGATGTTGGTGAGGATGTTGCGTTTGATGATAATCTGGCAGATTTCATGGAAGACAGAGAACTAGGAAGACTGTCTTCTCAACTGATTTCTCTGGCTAAGTCTGATTTAGACTCAAGAAAAGATTGGGAAGAAACTTACATCAAGGGTCTTGAGCAGCTCGGGATGAAGATAGAAGACAGATCCACTCCGTGGCCGGGAGCCTGCGGTGTTCAGCATCCGATACTGTCGGAGGCTGTGGTGAGATTCCAAGCGCAAACGATTACAGAGATCTTCCCGAACGGTGGTCCGGTCAAGATTAAGATGCTTGGCAAGATGACCCCGGAGAAGGAGAAGCAGGCCCTCAGAGTCAAGGAGTATATGAACTACTTGATCACAGAGGAAATGCCAGAGTATCGATCCGAGACGGAGAAGATGCTTTTCAATCTTGCCTTGGCGGGATCAGCTTTCCGTAAGGTGTACTGGGATCCATCGATGGGTCGCCCTTGCTCGATGTTCATCCCGGCTGAAGAGCTTCTCGTTTCGTATGGTTCACCATCCCTTGAGATGGCTGATCGCGTCACCCATGTGATGAAGAAGACAGCCAACGAGGTCAGAAAGCTTCAGGTTTCTGGGTTCTACAGAGATGTTGAGCTGGGTGATGGTAGAGATGATCAGACCAGTATCGAAGAGAAGTATGATGATCTCACAGGGGATTCCCCTTCGTTCTCAGCAGATGACCGTTACACGCTCTACGAGATGCACGTTGACTGGGATCTCGCAGGGTTTGAAGATGAGGATGGTGGAGAAGAGACCGGGGTTGCTCTCCCGTATGTCATCACAGTTGATGTAGGCAGTTCTGAGGTTCTCTCCATTCGTAGAAACTGGATAGAGGACGATGAATTCAAGCGACGGCGGAATCACTTCGTTCATTATGAATACCTCCCCGGTATGGGGTTCTATGGATTTGGGTTGATTCATCTCATTGGCGGCATGGCTAAATCAGCAACTTCACTGCTTAGGCAGCTAGTGGATGCAGGTACGCTGTCAAACCTTCCTGGTGGCCTCAAGGCTCGCGGACTTCGCATTAAGGGCGATGATTCCCCGATTATGCCCGGTGAGTTCCGAGATGTAGATGTTCCAGGCGGGGCGATCAGGGACAATATCACGTTCCTTCCGTATAAAGATCCCTCAAATGTTCTTCATCAGCTTCTTAAAAACATTGTTGAGGAAGGTCGAAGATTCGCTTCTATCTCTGACATGAATATCTCTGACATGAATCAGCAAGCCCCCGTAGGTACAACGCTGGCAATTATCGAAAGATCAATGGTTTCGATGAATGCGATCCAGGCCAGGATTCATTATGCGATGAAGAAGGAGTTTAAGATTCTTTCTCGTATCGTTAGGGATTACTTGCCAGAAGACTATGAGTGGGAAGTGGATGATGGCGAGATGATGAAGACGAAAGATTTCGATGGTCGTCTTGATGTTATTCCCGTTAGCGATCCGAATTCTTCCACGATGGCTCAACGCATCATGCAATATCAGGCGGCACTACAGCTCGCGTCCACTGCTCCAGATATCTACAATCTTTCCGAACTTCATAGGCAGATGCTTGATGTTCTAGGGATACAAGATGCAGATGTGATTGTGCCCACGGACGACGACGTGAAGGCAGTTGATCCAGTCTCTGAGAACATGAATCTACTGAAGACTGATCCGGTTAAGGCCTTCATGTGGCAAGACCATGAAGCGCATATTCAAGTACACATGGACGCAGCGAAAGATCCGAAGATGATTGCGGTCATGCAGAATTCACCGAAGGCGAAGGAGATAGAGGCTGCTCTCTCCGCGCATGTACTGGAGCATCTAGGGTTTAAGTATCGAAGAGAAATTGAGAATGAACTTGGAGTTGATCTTCCGCCCCTTGAACTCCCGTTGCCGAAAGATATCGAGGTTCAACTCTCTTCTCTTGTTGCCGAAGCTGGCAGTCGTCTTCTGGGTCGTGATGTTGCAGAAATGCAGTTGAAGGAACAGATGGAGAAGATGGAAGATCCTGTTGTGAAACAGCAGAATCGACAGCTTGATATCGATGAATCAAAGGTTGCGTCGAAGATGCAGACGGATGCAGCTCGGATCACAGCGGATCTGAAGAAGGCTGCTCTTAGGGCAGAGGTTGATCGAGAGCGAATTAGCTCAGCAGAGCTTATCAAGGGTATCGAGATTGGTGTGGATTCTTCGATCGATATACAAAAACTAGAGATAGAGAAGAAGAAGAACGAAGCCAAAGAGCTTCTCGATGGAGTTCGCATCGGATACGAAGTAGCAAAGGGAAAAAAGGAGGATTGAGATGGCAGGCACTCTGAGCGAGGTATTCATTGCCAAGCTTCGTGAGTACATGAACAACAAAGCAGATGATCTAGCAACAGGGTGCGCTAGCGATTATGCAGATTACAAATTTCGCGTTGGATTCATAGAAGGTATTGCGACGGCAGAGTCGGAGTTCCTTGATCTGGTAAGACGCGCTTCAGAAGAGGAATAACACCCATACGGGTGCGAGGGTACGGCTTCTCCCTTAACAGAGGCTGCATACAGCGGAAACGCTGCAAGGAAGAAAATGTCCGACAAAGAGTCAAATGACGAGCTAGGGAATTATCAAAAGATAATGGAAGAAGCAGGGGACAAGTTGCCAAAGCCTACGGGCTGGAAGCTTCTCGTTGCCGTTCCAAAAGCTCAGAACAAGACTGATGGTGGTATCTACAAGCCCGACGAAGCAATGCACGTCGAAGAGGTGGGTACTATTATAGGTTTGATTGTTCAAATGGGAGAACTGGCCTACAAGGATGAAAAGAAATTTCCTTCTGGAAACTGGTGCGAGATTGGTGATTTCATCATGATGCGTTCTTATTCTGGAACACGATTCAAAGTAGAGAATCAGGAATTTCGATTGATCAACGATGACACTGTAGAAGCTGTTGTTGATGATCCTAGAGGGGTGGTGAAAGTCATATGAGTACAGATCAAATCGTCTCTTCGCCTATGAGCGAAGCAAATGTAGACAATGAAGATACGGATGAGTCGCTTATCGAGATTGATATCATCGACGACACTCCAGAAGAGGACAGGGGGAGAATTCCTCCCGGTGAAAGATCCACAGAGGAACACGAAGGTGAGCTGAACGATGTAAGCAAGAGTGTTCACAAGCGGATCAAAAAGCTTAAATATGATTTCCATGAAGAGCGAAGAGCGAAGGAGTCTTCTTCACGCCTTAGGGATGAAGCAGTAAGTTACGCTCAGAATGTTCACAGAGAGAATCAGAAGCTCCGAGAATTAGTGAGTCGAGGGGAACAAGTCCTCGTCGATGAAGTAAAGGCTCGTACCGATAAGGAATTAGAGACCGCAAAACTTATTTTGAAGAGAGCCCATGAAGAGGGTGATCCTGAATCGATCGTAGATGCTCAAGAAACTTTATCTAGGGCATCTTACGACTCGCAAAAAGCTCAGGAGTACATTCCTTCTGCGGAAGAGATTCCGCAACAGCAACAGGTTCCGCAACAGCAACAGCGGCCCCAACCAGTCAGGCAGCAACCACAGCCTGACCAAAGAGCTGCTGGATGGGCAAAAGAAAATCCTTGGTTTAGAACTGATAAAGAAATGACGGCTGTCGCCTTAGCCGTTCATGAAGATCTAGTGTCCAAGGGTGTTGATCCGAAGTCAGATAGTTATTACGACTCAATCGACACAAGAGTACGGGAAAGATTCCCAGAAAAATTCGGCAGTGATGGTGAGGAGATTGATGTCTCCAGTGACCAATCGGATCTTCGTTCCGATGGCACCCGCCGAAAACCCTCGACGATAGTGGCACCTGCAAGGCGAACTACTGGTGCTAATTCGCGCAAAGTCCAACTTACGAAGACTCAGGTATCTCTCGCAAAGCGCCTGGGTGTATCTCCTGAAGGTTATGCCAGACAACTCTTGAAATTGGAGAATAACAATGGCTAGAGGCGACGACGCCAATGGGGAACAGGATCCCCGCGCCAAACGAGAACATGAAACCCGCGAGGTTTCTGATCGACCGGCTTTTTGGACACCACCCACAGTCCTCCCTGTACCCGATCCGCAAGACGGGTATGAATTTCGTTGGATTCGAGTTGCCATGCGTGGCGAAACGGATAACACGAATGTCTCCCGAAAATATCGGGAAGGCTGGGAGCCCGTTAAGCTTGAGGATCATCCTGAGCTTAAACTCATCCCTGATATCGACAGTCGATTTGATGGGGGAGCGGTGATTGGTGGATTGATGCTGTGTAAGAACTCTACTGAGCTTATGGCCCAGAAGAGAGATTACATCAACAAACAATCCAACCTCCAGATGGAAGCCGTAGACAATAACTTCTTGCGAGAGAACGATGCGAGAATGCCTCTGCTCCCTCCGGACAGAAAAACTCGTGTCTCTTTTGGCGACGGCTCTTAGGAGATGTACTCCTACAAGTCGCCGCTTGATTTTTAGGAGAAATTAAAATGGCTACTTACGGTGGTCTCAGACCGTACAATACGGGAGCGACTGGTGGTGAGGCTATCACTCAGGCGTTCAAGATTGTTAGTGGTGTCTCTGGGGACATGTTCCAGGGAGATACAATTAAGCAACTCAATACCGGCGGTGTCTCTGCTGGTAACGCAGATGGTGATGTAAATATTCTCGGGGTGCTTGCTGGTGTAAACTACACAAACTCGGAAGGAGAGCGTGTCTATACGAACAAGTACACTGACACGATCGAAGCAACTGATAGTGTTGCGTTTGTCTATGTAAACCCCTTTCAGCTTTACATTTGTAAGGTTGGAAATGGTTCTGGCGCAGATGATGTTATTCTTGGATCAGATGTCGGAATGAGTATTGATTTCGATGTAACCAACGCTGGAAATGGGACTACTGGTCAGAGCGGTGTCCTGCTTGAAGATGGTACGGAAGCAGTAACGGCTCGTGCCAGAATTGTTGCAGTTAGCAACAATGACGGTACTGATCCGCTTACAGAGGCCGTTGCCAGCGAATACACCCACGCAATCGTTCAGCTAGATCCTGCTACTTTGCAGCTTCTCAATGCTGGCATCTAGGTAAGGAGTAAATAATCATGGCTATTTCACGCGCACAAATGATGAAGGAACTCCTTCCTGGGCTGAACGAACTGTTCGGGTTGGAGTATGGCTCGTATGAAAACGAGCATGAAGATATTTATGAAATGGAATCTTCGGACAGAGCGTTCGAAGAGGAAGTTCAGCTTTCCGGGTTTGGTTCTGCTCCGGTGAAGGCCGAAGGTTCCGCTATCGCTTACGATACGGCGCAAGAAGTCTTCACTGCTCGCTACAACCATGAGACGGTTGCTCTTGGCTTCTCCATTACGGAGGAGGCGATCGAGGATAATCTTTATGATTCTCTCTCGGCTCGTTACACCAAGGCACTTGCTCGCGGTGCAGCGAACACGAAGCAGGTCAAGGCAGCGTTCCCGTTGAATAACGGATTCGGTACCTTTGAGTCGGGTGACGGCGTGTCGCTCTTCAATGCTAGCCATCCTTTGGTTAGTGGTGGAGTGAATCGAAACCAGCCCTCAACTGCATCGGATCTTAATGAGACTTCGCTTGAACAGGCTGTGATTGATATCGCAGCGTTTACTGATCAGCGTGGACTCAAGATTGCAGCTCGGGCTCGACGCCTCATTGTACCTCCGGAACTCATGTTCGTTGCAACCCGTATCCTTGATACGGAGCTTCGACCGGGAACGGCGGACAATGACATCAATGCTCTTCGGACCAATGGTGTCATCCCTGAGGGATACCGCGTCAACCATTACCTGACGGATTCGACAGGTGATGCGTGGTTCGTGATTACCGACGTGCCGAATGGCATGAAGGGCTTCACGAGAACCCCGATGTCCACGTCGATGGACGGTGATTTCGATACGGGTAATGTTCGATACAAGTGCCGAGAGCGATACAGCTTCGGTGTTTCGGATCCGCTCGGAATCTACGGTTCGACGGGTGCATAAGTAAAAGGGTTAAAGGGGGGATAGGGAGAAGCATCCTTGTCCCCCCTTCCTTTTTTGTTCGATGACGCCTGTCACCGAGAGAGAAATAGGTTCGATTGAGCAGAAGATTGCCAATCTTGAGCATCGAGTCCGGAATGATAAGATGATCATAAATGCTCTTGCTGATCAGGTGGATGAAGTTCGGCTAGAGCTTAGTCAGTTTAAGTACAAGGTTTATGGAGTTTCATCGACTGTGCTTGTGGTGATAGGGCTCTTGTCCTTGATAATTGATTTTCTTAAACAAGTTTAATAACCAAAGCCTGACAGACTTAAACGACAGCACGCGGACTGTCAGGCAAATTGCGTGCAATGAGGTGATACAAAATGGGTCAAACAACCTTTAGTGGACCGATCAAAGCAGGAACGATTTCAAATACAACGGGAACGACCGTTGGAACTAATGTTGCCAATGTTGGTCAGGTGGTGATGGCGCAGAGCGTAGCGATCACGGAAGCTGCTGCTTCTGCGGACGTTGGGATTGTAATCCCGGCAAACAGTCAGATTGTAGAGATCCACGTTCTGGTTCAGACTGCTTGGGATGGTGGCACGAACACTCTTGATGTTGGAGATCGTTCTGATACGGATCTTTTCGTAGATGGCTTGCCTTGCACTGTCGTTGGAAACCATAGAGTTACCGCTGCGACTACAGGTACAGAAGCCAATTGGCGAGATGTTGGTACTTCTGATGTAGGCTTCTCGGTAGATTCTGTTGCCGGTGGTAGTGGAGCGGGTGTTCTTACCGTTTCTTACATCCAGAACAACAACCTCTCTTAATCAGTGAACGACCCCAAGTGGTACAAGAGGCTTCACCCGGAAACGCAAGAAGCCGTGGATCAGACAGCACATCTGCTCCTCGGCTTCGGCCTTTCCGCTATCGGTGGAGCCTACCTATCCATGGTGGCTTTGTATATAAGAGAGTTCTGGATCCAGTGGCCTGTTGAGCGAGTAGCGGACACGAGGAAAGACATGGCATTCTGGATTGGTGGCACAGGCATCTGGGAAGTATGGAGGGCGTTTAGTTGAGTGTTTATCCCGCTGGAGTAAAGCAGTTTTTTAGGTCTGTACTTACTGTCGCTGATGGTAAGACTACTGTCATAAACCACTCTTGCGTTGTGAAGTCAATATCTGCTGCTCCATGTTCTAACTGGACTAGCTCCTCCATCGAAGAATCTCCTTCGGTTGTACTTCATGTTTACGACGGTGAGAAAATTATCATGGCTGTAGCAGGTTCAGCCTCCGCTGATTACTCGAATGTGAACAGTTACTTTCTGATTCCTGCCGATGGATTGAGGATTAGTAATTTATTAGCAGTGGAGTGTAAGCAGTATAATACTGGTGGTGGATCGGATACCGAAAACAAACATGCGAATATTAGGATTGATTACCAGTAGGTATTATTATGAAATCAGCGGACGTTAAAAGCGTGTATTCCAATATGAGGTCAGCGCCAACTGGTAGTGTGAAGTTGATAGACACCGGCGGGGCGGGGTCTTGCAGAGTTTTTTCTGTAGTTTGGTGTCCGTATACTCTTGGTATAGATAGTCAGCCCATGATTCAGATTTGGTCAGGAGAACCCAGCGATGGGGATTCATCAATAATTTACAGCGATGGAGCGGTCAGGGGGGCTGGCGCTTCGCTTTCTCCTTCAAGTCCTCTTCTTCAATTCGGGCAATCCCCTCCTCATTACTTTCTATCCTCAAAGGATGTGTGGGTAAAAGGTCTTGCGCCGGGTGTGAATAATGTAACTCTAACCTACCAGATGGGTGGATGATGTCTATTGGTTATTGTCAAACGTGGGTTACGACGAGTCTTAATCCCAGCGCGAACACTCGCACTCTGTTAGGGGCTGATCTTCCCGGTAGGTTCAAGTTTTTGGGATTTTCGTTAACGCCAACTCTTTACCGATCCCTAGATTCTGCCGGTAGCTTTGACCAGTTCAAGTTGTATGACGGATCCGAAGCTTCAACCGAAGAGTTCACGACCTTAGTTCTTAGTACAGGAACTCAGCCAGGTTGGTCTGGGCAATCATCCTGCTTCATGATGCTTGATGATACTTATCTGGAAATTACGCTAGGTTTATATTTTGAAGTGACTTCTGATTTATACGCTGATTCAGATAGTCCATTTAACGTAACCCTGTTTTATTCCTAGGTATCTATGTTTACTTATTATAAGTGTCAGTCTAAATCGATATATACAGAAGTTTCCGAAGGGGAAGCGGGACAGACGACAGTCACGGAGGTGTTGGCTCCTGCGGGGACTAGGGCGTGCTTGAGGAACTTTTACGGGTTCTCAGCGGCCGCTGAGTATCTGAACACTAGCATTTCGGCTTCCGCTGCGGCTAAGATGGTCTCTGTTGAGTTTAAACTGACGGGTACTGATACAGTATTGCTTGAGACTCTACTGCCAGTTCATACTACTTCTGATCTTGCTAGGTTGGGCTCTGTGAATGGTGGATTTGGTTTGTTAGGCATACCGGGTCCAGGTATTCTTTTCGATCGGGGACTTGAGGTTAAGGTAGTTATCCCGGCTAATCCTAATACCGGTACCTATATTGGTGGACCTATAATGTCTGTACTCAATGTGGTCTATTCATCATGACATTAGATTACTCCAGTGCTTGGTATACAAC